CAGGCCGCGAACTCGCTGGACAGGTACTTCTCCAAACGGTGCGGGCCGCTCTCGATGTGCGACTTGAACAGGGCTGTGGCGAACTCGTGCCCCTTACCCAACTCAGGCGCATCGTTCTCGGTGACGAACCGCGGGCTGGCCAGCTCGACGTTGAGCTTGCCCAGTCGCCACAGATCCCCGACCAAGTTGGCCGTGACGATGTCCGCTTGCTTCTCCTTGCCGAACCCGATCAATAGCTCTCGAATGTTTGCCATCGTGCACTCCTCCGTTTCAGGCGTCTCCGATCTCCCGTAGACTGAGATTCACCACGAAATGATCCACACCCTCTTCGTCGGTCACCCGTTCACACACAGGCACGTCCATCGGGTAGCAGGAGGGGTGGATGTCAGCGTTGAGCAAGCGCAGGCTGTCGCCCCAAGGCACGCCGTTAACGATCAGCGTGAAGAGCCGGTAGTAGCCGTTGTCCGGCCCTTCGGCCGCCGCGCGGGCGCGCAGGTAGAGGACGAAGTCATGCTTCCAGACCTCGTGGCCCCCAAAGGTTCCGGGCCCCGACCCCTTCCATGCAACGACAATCGACGGGTGCGGGGCCTCATAGACCGCTGAGCCCAGGCTCGTCTGGGTCGGATAGGCGTCGTGGTAGGCGTAGATGCGGGAGGGGTCCCCATCCATCTCCGCCACCAAGTCAAGGATCGCCTGCAGCTTGGCGATAATGGCATCGACTAGCAAGCCTGGACTGATCATCAGATCTTGTGCAGCACCAGCCGAACGCCGCCCTCGGCGTCGGCGTCAACGTCCACCACCCTGTAGGCCACGCCCGCGATCGTCACCTGGTCGCCACGTTGCGCCGCCGCCGGCAAGTCGGCGGCCCGGAAGAAGATCGCCGTGTACATGCCGGGCGTCGCCTCCTCCGGGCGCCGGCCCTCCTCGAAGATGCCGGTCACCTGGTAGGAGCCACCGGCCTGGGGCTGATACGTCACCGACACGCCGAATGCCCCCAGGCAGGACGCGTCGAGGCGGGCGACCAGATCGCTGAAGGCCATGGCGTGGGTTCGGATGGGGCCGACCACGCGGCCGGCCCCTGGCCAGGTCTAGCTGATGAACGCGCCGTTCAACCGGACGCGGCCGGTGGCGTCGCCGTCCGCGGCCGCCGCGACCGCCACGCCGATCAGCTTGTTGCTGGTCGCGGTCTTGGTGACGCGCTTGTTGGTGTTGTCCCAGTAGATGAGCGCGCCCTGGGACCAGCCGGTGCTGGAGCCGGTCTCGCGAGTCAGGTCGAAGACGCCTCCGACCTGGAACTCGCCCTCGGCGCCGTTGGCCACGTCGCCCGCGGCCACCCCAAAGATCGAGCCGACCAGCGCTCCGCCGCCGGAACTCACGGCGTAGGGGGCGGTGAGGGTCAGCGTGTTGCCGGGTTGTACGAAGTTCTTCATGCTCTGTTCTCCTTGCGCAAGGTTTCGGGGCGGCCAAGCGGCCGCCCCACTCAGTTGCCGGCGCTACTACGCCCCGGCGTTCTTCTGGATGCCGCGCCAGTCGATCGCTTTCGCGCCGAAGTCCAGGCGGGCCTTGATCTCGACCCCGTCCACATCGAAGCCCTGCCGCGTCTCGATGTAGACGCCGTCCTGCCCCTCGAGGTAGGCGTACTCGATGGTGTCGATCTGGTCGGGCGAAGCGAACAGGTACCAGGCCGTGGTGCTGTTGGCATCCAGGCGCGGCTCCGCCACCGGCATCAGCGCCCGGATGTATTCCGGCACCACGTTGGCCGACGCCGCCGGCGCCAGGTTCGCCGCCACCAACTGGAAGGCGGTGAGCTGCAACGTCACCGGCACAGCCATGTATCGAGCCTGGACGTTGAGCGCGGTCGCCCCATCCAAGCCCTTCTGCTTGGCCATCCCCGCGATGCCCGCGCCCAGGCCGGGCAAGCCCAGTGCGCTGCCCGAGCCGGTGTTGAGGTTCGCGTGGTTGGCGTGGAACAGCGCCACGCCGTCGCCCATGGCGGCATTCGCGGTGATGATGCCCCAGACCGTGTCGCTCTCGAGCGTCGCCGCAGCCACCCCGAAGCCCGCCGGAATCCGGGTGAAGGCTTGCAGGTCGTCGTTGATGATCACCTGGCGGGTGATCCCCACGATCCGACCGTAGGTCGCCAGCTTGTATTGCTCGCGCGACTCCGCGATCGAACCGGAGGTGAACTCACCCTTCTCGTTGACCTTCAGCAGCGCCGGCGCCTCGCCGAGCTGCACAGCGTTGATGTTCTTGAAGTCGGCGGCCGTGCGCCGGCGGGAGAAGGGCAGGAAGGTCCTCGGATAGGCCTCGTAGGCCTGGCGCAGGGTCTTGTTGGCCACGTCGGCCAGGATGTAAGGGAAGTCCGAGGTGGACAGCGCAAGCCTGGCGATCTCGTGGCGCGCCATGCGCCGAGTGCGGGTGCCCGAGGCCTCCAGGCACTCACGCCCGAGGTCGAGCAGGGTCATCCCGGTCCAGTCGCGCCCCAGCTCGTCCTTCAGCGGAAACAGCTTCGCGTCGTAGCGGTGGAGCAGCGAGGCCGCAATCCCGGCCCGCCGGGTCTCCGCCCCGTCACGCGTCACCGCGGCCGTGGCGCTGCGGATCGGCGTCTCCTCGCTCCGCCGGGCCAGCTCGTCGAGCGCCACCCGGCGGAACTCCTCGATGCCGGTGCCTTTCTCGACGTGCTCGGCGATGAGCCGGGAATCGAGCCTGACTGCCCGGCCGATCTTGTCCAGTTCCAGGATGCGGGTGCGCTCGGCCAGTGCCGCAGCCTGGCGCTCCGCGTCCATGTTCACTTCCACACGGGCCTCTGCGCCCGTTTGCGTGATGGTTTCGTGTTCCATCAGTTTCTCCTCCTGGTGGGCAGTTGCCCGTAGAACTTCGACTTCGACCTCCTCGGCGCTCTCCGCCTGCATGCGAATGTGCGCGCCCGGGTCGGCGCCGACCGGCACGACCGAGATTTCGTACGGCTCCCAGTCGGTGGCCAGGAACGACTTCGTCTTCCCTTCCGCGGAGGTCTCCTGCATCTTGTGAATCAGCACGCCCATGCTGACGTTGCGCAGGATCTTCTGTTCGACCTTGTTCCAGACACGGTCGGCGTCCTCGTCGCTCTTGGCGAAGCGGAGTCGTGCCCTGGCTTCCCCGTCCGCGAGCCAGCCTTTCTCCACGACGCCGAGCACATCCTTGGTGGACCACTCGCTGTGCGTTTCCAGCACCGGGGCCCGGCCGCTGTTCAGACTGTTCAACCGGACGGCCGACGGCTTCATCTCGAAGGTGAGCAGGTACTCGCCGCGGCTCCAGGAGAAGCGTGGCACAGTGGCGCCCGAGTAGAACGTCACCTCGACGGTCCGCTGCTCGGCATCCACGGTCTCCGGCGCCAGCAGCGCCAGGATGCTCGGCTTGGGGATTCTGATCTTCTCGGTCATTGGACCTCCTGCTGTGTTTCCTTCTCAGCGCCCGTCTGTCCGGCCCCGCTCTTCGTCACCTTGCGCGGGTCGCAGTCGAGCACGATGCCTTTCTCGTCGAGCAGCCGGTTGATCTCGGCGATCTGCTCAAGCTGGGCGTCGGGATCGTATCCCTGCTCAGCGATGGCCTGCCGGAGTGTCAGCGTGCCGGCTCGAATGCGGTTTATCGTCGCCACCGAGTCCTTGTATGGATCGACGCTCCCGAAGCCGGGCGGCGTCCACTCAGCTCGGAACGGACCCGGATCCGGGATGGCGCCAGCCGTGAAAGCCACCGCCAGAAAGCGCGCCCAGACTGGGATGCATAGCATCGGGATGAACGCCAGCCAGCGGAACGCCTCGATGCCGTTCCTGAAGCTGAGCAGGCCCGCGCGGTACGAAGAGTAGTTCACGCGCGAGAGGTCGCCGGTCAACTGCTCGTAGGTGAGCTGCAACCCGGTGGCGATGCTGTTCTGCTTACTGGCGACATAGTCGCGATAGCCAGCACTGCCCGAGGGAGCCGCAAAGGTGATCTGCTCGCCAGGCTTCAGGTACTCGATCATCCCCGGCTCAACCGCCTCGAGCCGGTGGCCGGTCGTCGCGTCAGTCGTGGCCGGCGCAATGCTCGGCCCGTCGGCCCCTTCCGGCTGGGTCACGAAGGCTGCGAAGCAGGCTTCGATCTTCTTGCGCACCAGCTCGGCTTCCTCGTACTCATCCAGATCGCGCAGCGTGATAATCACCGGCGCCAGCCACGGCACTCCCCGTACCTGGCCGGGCCGGTCCTTGCGGTAGACGTGCATCACCTCGGTGGCGGGCACCCGCGCGCTCACGAGACCCCCGCGCAGCGCAGCCAGCGTCCCCTCCCCCGGATGGCTGCCGAAGAGCCAATAGTAGACTCGGCGGCCCACCAGGTCGAACTCGACGCCCTGAAGGATGTAGCCTGTCGCAGTCTTCTGCGTCTTCGACTGGTCGAGGTAGTCCGGCTCCAGCACCTGCAACTGGACCGGCACTCGGAACCCATCACCGCTCCGCCGCTGCCGGAACCGCACCAGGCACTCGCCGCTCTCGAACACCGTCCGGGCGACCAGCGCCTGGATGCCGTAGAAATCGAGCTGTCCATCGGCATCGCATTGATCGATCCACTCGGACCACACCGCGTCGATCTCGCGATTCAAGTCCTGGTTGCCAGTCCGCGCTTGAGCGGTGATTCCGATCCCAATGGCGTTGCCCACGATCTCGGCCACGGCCCGCGCCGCATACGGGCTGTTGCGGATCAGATCGCGCGAGCGCTCGCGCAACTTCGACAGCGCCGACGCGATCTCGGCGTTCGCCGAGTTGCCCGTGGTGAGCCATCCATCCGTCCGGCGGCGTGCCCGAGCGCCCTCGTAGGCGAGCCGGACCACCTCCGCGGTGCGCCGCGCACGAATGCGGTGCAGGCCGGCTTCCGGGGACACCCACGAGATGGCTTTGTCGAGCCAGTTCATCCCTTGCTCGTCTGCACGAAGCTGAAACGGTCGGTGGCGCTACCGGACTGGCTGGCCAAGGCGTCCTTGATGACCCCGCGCGCCTTGAGCAGGTCATCCATCGACCGGTAGGTGACGCTGCGGTCGCTGAAGTGCACCGTCAGCTCGCCGCTTGCAATCGCTGCCTCGATGACATCGAGCTGCGCCTGGGTCCAGGCCATTCACTGCCTCCCCGCCGTTTGAAATAGAACGTCGCCCGCGTGCCGACCTCGCGCACCACAGCCACCAGTTCCCATCCGTGGGCGCCGTGCTCGGCGAGCACATCCGCTGATTCGGCATCGGTAGTGACGACCTTGTACTCCCATTCCGGGTGTGATGTCTGCGCAGGCGCTTCTCGGACTTTCATTTCCGTGACAACCAGTTCCGGGTGCGTCCGCCGAGCCAGGATTGCTGCCGTGGGGGTGGAGGCGGTGCTGGCGCCGGCGGGTGTTTGTCGGGCTGCGGTACTCGGTTGGGACCGAGCCGATCCTCTAAGGCCTTCCAGTGGCGCTCTTGGAAGCGATCAATCCCCGCGATGCTCCCCGCAGCTCTAGCATACACCCTGGTGTCAAGAGCCTCGTTGCGCTCGCGCATCTTCTGCCACTCGTGCCGCCTGTACCCCTTCACGATCTTCGTCACCAGTTGCTCGGCGGTGAGCTGCTTGAAGTACTCCTCGCTGTAGCGCGGGAAGTGGCAGTAACCCGGCGGGAACTTCTCGCCCCGCTCCAGGTCCTCGTCGGTGGGCCGCTCCAGCCGCAACCAGCGGTACAGCTCGTCTTTCACCATCCCGGAATTGACCGGCCAGATCCGCACGCCGTGCTTGATCCGCGATCCACGCGGGCTGATCTCGACTGACGCCGGGTAGCCGACAATCGTGGGCACACGGGAGTCGCCCTTCACGACCACCACCCGGCCCCCCTGGCGGCGCGCCCAAGCGTAGACCTCCGACGTGGCATAGCCGGAGTCCACCGCCAGTTTCACTATCGGTAGGTCCACCCCGTGCCCGGCGGGATAGGTCTCGTTCAGCAGCGCGGTCAGCTTGTTCCAGACCTCCGGGCGCGAGGTGTCACCCTGCAGCACCTGGTAGTCGACGGACCACGACTCCTTGCCTCGCCCCCAGGCGACGACTTCCACCTCGATGCGGTCCCGCTGGATGTCGGCCCCGGCGGTGAGGAACAAGCCGCCGCTCGGTACCGTGCCTGGTTTGTAGTTCTCTCGGCGGTCGTATAGCCGCTGCCAGTCGGGAGCCTCCCCCAACTGCGTCCACGTCTCG